CCCGCCGACCTCATCAGGGTGGCGCTAATATCGAATGGAAGCTACAGGTCGATAAACTCGATAATGCTCACTGGAATGAACTCTATGCAGTGGACAGAACCGGTGTGAAAGATCTCTTAGATACGGCTAAAGTTCCGTTTGCCAAAGCTTCCGCGTCATGGTCATACGACCTGATGGAAGATTCGTTCAACAACTCTGACAAAGAACGCATCATTCGAGAGATCGATGTCAGAAAAAATGCGTGCTACTCGGACCTTGCGGAGCTGATGGAGGACTCTCTTTGGAGTGCGCCTGCATCTTCAACACAAAGTCCACGACAACCTTACGGGATACCGTTCTGGATTCAAAAGTCCGCAACAACACCCGGAGGTGGTTTCACTGGCGGAGATCCGTCAGGATTCTCTGACGGTGCTGCAGGCGTAAAAGTTTCAGATGTCCCGAACTGGTCAAACTGGAGCTTCAACTATGACACCGCCGGTTCAAGGGACGACTTGGTAGCGAAACTGCGAAAAGCTATTACGCACACCAAGTTCAAGTCTCCAAAGCCGTATAACAATCTGGATAAAAGTGGAAACACTGACTGGGCGTTTTACACCAACTACGATGTGATCGCTGAACTAGAAAAGCTCTTGGAAAGTCGCAACGACAATCTGGGTGCTGACCTAGCGAAGTACATGGGTAGTGTCCTCGTAAAAGGCAATCCAGTGATCTGGGTTCCAGCGTTGGATTCTGAGACTGACGATCCGATCTACGGCGTCAATCATCAAGTACTGGCTTGGCACTTCAAGACTGGCTACGACTTTGTCGAACACAAGCCAATCGCTGCACCAAACCAGCACCTTGTCCGCAATGTGTTCATTGACACCAGCGGGAACTTTGTTTGTTACAACCGTCGACGTCTGTTTGTCGGTTACAAAGCCTAACCTGAAAGGAGTTAAAAATGGCTGATAGCTATTTAAAACCAGTGAGAGGTTCGAGCTACAAGGCTCGCGGACTCTCGCCAGCACTGTGGTCAAGCTGCCCGCTTGGTCAACTCAGTGTTGGAATGATCGATGAAGGTTTTGGCTTTATCGACGACTTCCTAAGTTACACCGAGCAAAACAAGTGGGTCCACACAGATGCAGGTTCTTCTGCAACTGTCGTAATGGATGAGCTTAAAGGTGGAGTTCTTAAAATCGACTCCGTTGCTGGTAGTGATACTCAGGGCGCTCAACTGCAATTTGGTGGAACGGCTGCTGCTGCCAGCTTCCAAGCCAGTGCAGATTCGAAGATTTACTTCGAAGCCCGTTTTAAGATTACCGACATCGGCGGCGCTACGCCGGATGATGCCGACTTTCTCTTAGGACTGGCTACTGTTGATCCGACGTTGGTCGCTAGTGGCGCTCACAATGTGAACGACCTAGTTGCGATCCAGCATCTTGATGACAGTACTAACCTTCAACTCGCTGGAGTGAAGGACGGTGCTTCCGCTGTTCTCAGTGGAGCCATTGGCAACATTGTCGATGGGACGTTTATCAAGGTGGGATTCCTGATCGACGGTGTCACTAAGATTACACCGTTTATTAACGGTGAAG